GGTTCGGTCAAATGGTAGGCGAAGTTTTTCAAAAACTTGTGCAATGGATCGAGCTGCCCATATTTGCGTATCTACTCCAGTTTCTTTTTTTACTGCTAGTAAGCATTCTTTTTCTTGTGATGATAGTGTTGCTTTTAATTGATGAGCTGCTTCAACATCTACTCGTACTCCTAAAAAACGCATATCGACGAGGCAAGGAAATAATTCAGTCTCTAAATCAAAAATAGATTGTATATCTTGGTGTAAAATTTCTTTCTTTAATTCTTGCCAAAGTTCTAATGTAAGTTCGGCGTCCATTTCTGCATATTCGCCAACATACATCGCAGGTAGTTTATACATTTCTGCCTTGGCGTCAACACCCCATTCACGTGCTGCAGAATATAAATTTGTTTCACTTTTTGTTTTTCCGGTGTATCTTTTAGCGCAGTTGTTTAAGTCATAACGCATTTGATTTTCATCAACAAGGGCCGATGCTATCATCGTGTCTACAATAAGACCGTTAATACTTAAATTTAACGCACGTAACCAACACACGTCATACATGGCGTTATGAAATATTTTTATGGCTGGTGTATTTAATACGCCTTGAAACCATTTTAAAACTTTTTTACGATCCATGTTGCCACCACCTTCATGGGCAATCGGATAGTATCCTGACCAACCTTTAACAGCTACAGCTATACCTACTACATCACCTTTACCCACTACAGATCCTGATCCCATCTTCATAAGTTCTGGATCTTTAGTTTCTAAATCTATTGCAATTTCATCGTGTTTAGATAAATCTGGAAGTGATTCTGGTGGAATCCATTCTGTTTGAGGTGCAAACATAGGTTTTTGTATCACTTGTAATCCCTCTCTATTATCATTTCTATAAAGTGTATTGCTTTCAATAAATCTTGTTTCTTTCCCTTGTCACGATGTCTTATTATATATTTTATAGCACATCCCTCCGGGTATAACAACTCATTCTCAACTACAAACTTGCTCGGCTGAATTTTATATTTTTGATAGTGACTCCCGCCGTGCTGCTTGTCCCATACTTTACTCATAGATCCTCCAATGGATAACTTTTATACTCATCTTTAGGTTGAACGATATGTAGATTTTCTTTTGTTCTTGTTGCACCTACATAAAACAAACGATTTTCATCGTCTGGATTTTTTTCATAAGATTTATTTGTGTTGTGACTTAAATCAGAAAGTAAAACTACATTTTGTCTTTCTCCACCTTTTACACTATGTATAGTAGATAATTGTATACGTGGATCTTTGTTTAAAGCTTCTCCATTTCTACGCATTGCTCTTATATATTCTTTTCTATCCATTGAGCAATCATCAAAAGCAGAATACCATTCTGTTTTTACATTTAATCCATAATCTTTTGTTAGTTGATCTATTCCATAAAAAGATTCTTTAGCCATACCTTTCATCTTTTGTTTATTCCAATGTGCAGGTCCCATGTATTTAGAAATTTTTTCTAATTGTTTATAATTTAAAAGCTGACCTTTACGTAGATATTCCCATTGAATAGCTGCTTCTTGTACATCTTTTTCATAAGTTTTTTTAAATCTGTTTTCAAAATACAATCCTTTTTGTTTTAATATTTCTTCTAATTCCTCCAACATGTATCTTGTTCTTGTTAAAATCATCCACTCTCCGCTTGACATATTGATATCATCAAACGAGTTGTGCATTGTCAAAGATCCCTCTACAGTTTTTGGTTGCCAATTTTTTGGTATTCTATTTGATACACGTTGTATTATTTTCATAGCCGCCTCATGTACTCTTCTTGGTATTCTTCTAGATTGAGTTAAATGTAATAGTTTTCCTGTTTGTGTTATAAAAGAATCAACATCAGCACCAGCCCATCTAAATATTGCTTGGTCATCATCGCCTGCAATAAAAGAATCACCTGTTTTATTCCAAATAGATTTAGTCATATCCCATTGCATTAAAGACAAGTCTTGTGCTTCATCTATAAATACTACATCAAAGTTAGGAGATTTATCTGATTTAACAAAATCTAAAATCATGTCATTAAAATCTATCAAACCATATTCTTTTTTATATCTTTTTAATTCTTCAGAAATTATTATTAACTTATCATACTCTACATCTTGATTGTGTTCCTGCATATTAAACTGTTCATCTATAGATATGTTTCTTAGTTTAGCTAAATTTATAATTCTTAAGTAATCGCTTTTAGTTGTAAACAAACCAGTCTCTTCATCGTCGTAGTCATTGTAGTCTAGGG